AGGAAGAAACAGGCATAGATGCTCAAAAAATCATCGAAGGAGCGACTGGCCCACTTTCTTCTCCTGACGTGGGAAACAAAATAGTTTCGTAGATTGCCATCTGTTTTTTCATGATGAGAAAGGCATCTTTTAGTTTATCTAATTCATACTTTATAGATAAGTATGCTTTGCTTAGCTCGTCATGTCTGCTAAAAACCCCCTTCCTTACATTGTCGACTGTCTTCTCTAAACTTCTTATCTCGCCTCTAAGCACGGTAGTTTCAGTTATTTCGAATAAATCAGCTTGCATGTAGGTCATAAATCTTCTCCTTGATTAAGTAGGTATAGGATATCAATAAGGAAGTTCTAAAGTCAAGAAGTTAAGAAGTGGTGGTTTTAAGCGCTTAGAAGTTGACAATATATTTTGATAAGGATATTAAGGAAGAAAGTGGGGGCGTCATGAATTTAAAGCTAGCTCTTTTACCCTTGATGATGGCAACATTCTCTTCGTGTACAATAACTATTTCACAGACTGCTACAGACACGCACGGATGGGCTAATGACGTTGTGGATGAGACGCAAAAAAGTGATGCCTCTGCTGACGTAGAAACAGATTTTACAGCTACTGTCCCTGCATCAGCAATGGCGATTTAACATGAAGATACCCTTTTGCGCTAAGGTTTTGACCCTTATTTTGGCAGTAATCATTGTGTTGCTAATTGGATTCACTCTGTCTTTTGTGTTTGACGAATCTAAGGAACCAGCCTCTCCAATAAAAAGCGCTATCGAAAACTACCAAATTCAAAAGAACTTGGGTTAAATGATTGGGAAATAAGGCTCTCCAATGCTTCTGAATGGGGAGGGCAAGTCGTTACCAATCCCCATCGCTTCATTGTATAGCCTATCAAGATCTCCAGAAGTCATTCTTGATAATTCCTTACCAAAAAAATGGGTATAGATGGCATATCTAAGTGCATCGCAAGCATGGTCTCGATCTTTTAAAGGCTTGTCTACACCCGTCTTTTGGCACTTTGGGTCCCAAACATATCCTTGAATCTCTTTTATCAATTCAGAACAAGCTCTACAGATTTTCATTGTTCCGTTGCTGAGAAATTTAGAAACAAGTCGGATACCGTCAATCACTTCATTTTCTGCATCGTATAGGTTTTGAACACCATTTCTGCTCAACTCAAGCCTAAAAGATGCTGCACTAGGATCGATATAGATGGCTTTTATGGCTTTCCCCTCTATAAACTTCTTCAAATCATCACAATATTCTGAGTCTGTTTTCTGCCTTTGTTTAGCCCTGCTATCCCAATAATAGAGAGACTCAACCCATATATTAGGATATCTAGATCTGTTTATCCCGATCAAGACAAAGCAACAGGCATTGGTGGTTCCATAATCAACTCCAACAATGTATTGCTCAGCCCTATTCAAAGGCTGGTCAATAACATGAGTTGCCACGTCAAAAAAATCATAAATACAGCCTTCAGCCTGTACCCACATTCCTTCAATAAACCTCTTGAACCAAATGCCTTTATACTGCCTTTTGAGGTATTCTTTTTCATCATCTGTTAATTGTGGGTTATCGTTTAGTGTAAATCGCCAGCTTTTTACGTCTGGATTGTCTGTAAGAAAGTCCTTTTTTAACCAGTGATAGGGTGAATCAGGATTGGTTGTTCCGAAGATTTTGGCACCCCTCATACAACAACGGCTAATCAACATCCTAAAAACTGATTCAGGGATAATTGAAACCTCATCTACATATGCACCTGAACTGGTAAACCCTCTGATTTTGCTCTCACTTCGCTCATCATCTGCACCTACTATATGGATGGTCTTGCCGAAAATGACCATTTCTCGCTTACCAGAATAATAACGAGCGTCGCTGCCTATCATTTTTGTGAGCTGAGGCAGGAGGTTTCTCTTAAACGTGTCGTAGGTCCTCGTGATCATACAATATTCACCAGGAGGACCATAAGTAAGTTCTTTAAGCCATCTCCAAAGACTTATATAGGTCTTTCCACTCCGAACAGCCCCTTCCCATATGTTGATTCTAGCATTTGAATCTTGTAAGGAAAAAAGTTGTCTTTCAGAGAGGTCATTCACCGTTTTGCAATTCCTGTGTAGATAGCCTTGCGTTTTCCATTCTTAGTAACTCGCTTATAGAAAACCTCTCTAGGCAGTAGTTGGTTAAGGCCTTCTAATAAATAGCTGCAATTGCTTGTGCAATAAGTTTCCTGAAACTTATTGACTCCTAAAACAAGACATAGCCAGTGACTCCAAAGGCTTATCAACTCTTTTCTATCAATAGACATCTCAGGGGAACCACTTTTTAAGCAATTTTCGTAAAAGACCTTTGCTATTTCCATAGATCTTTTTTGTCTAGTCTCTTTTCTTTTCAGACTACGAGTGAAAATCTTTGGGTCTCTTCTTGTCTCTTGCTTTGTCTCTTGCTTTGTCTCTTCTTTTGCTTCTTGCTTATCAGAGACCACAATAGAGTTTTTATTCCTAAGAACGTAAATATGGTGATATGAAGGACTATCTTCTCTTCTGCAATAACCACACTCACATTGACTCTTGATTGGGGGTTCGTTCTTTTCTTGTTTTTCTTTTCTAAAAAAATCAAATATTCTCATCTGTCCTCAAATGGTTAGTTAGAAAGGGATGTCGTTGTTGCAAATCCCTGATTGTTGTGATGGAGGTCTTTGCTGTGCTTTAGGGGAGCCCTTAACCATAAAATCTGATATCACTCCTAATTTAAGGTCTGTTGCTCTAGCTATAAAAGCTAAGTCCTTCAAACTTTGACTAATTTCTTTTAAATGCCAACTTACTGACTTCAAACTATATTCAGTTGAAGGGAGTGTTTTGGCTGGTTCTGGTTGGTAAGACATAAATCTTCTTTGGCTAACTTGTTAATTGTTCTTTGGCTAAAACGCTACTTTTCCCCAAAGGGCTTGTTAATTCTTCTTTCCCTTCTTTGCAATTCTAGCCCCCGACTTTCTTGCTGTAGATAGTGCAGCTGCAATTGCTTGTTTTGGTGGATGGCCTGCTGCTTCCATTTCTGCAATGTTTTCCCCGATAACTTTCTTGCTTTTACCTTTATGTAGAGGCATTTTCTTCTCCTGTGGTTGCTAATCTAACAGACACTTCAACTAAGCTATTGTCAATCTTTACGAAAGATGACAATATTTTCCTTTCTTCCAACTGGATAATTTCTTTCTTTTTCAGGACTAACTCCAAGTAGATCTGCTGGTCGATCTTCTCTAGGATAATATTCATCTGCTGTCTCATCTCTACTCTCAAATTCATTGCTAGAATTATGTGTAAATGGCTTTACCCTGATCAGGGTTGAGGGATGGTTTGAATATGTCTTCCTAGCATATAACACGTTAATCTGCCTATCATCAGCGTATACTAGCCCATTCATAGCATCTAATATGAACTTGCATAGGTTATCTATATCGGGCTTTCTATCATGCATCAAGATGTTATTTTGCATTTCAATCTTTATTGCAGAAGACACACTTTCGGGGATAGGTAACCTGAAGGTTATGTCAAGAAGAAGTGGTGTCTTTATGGGAGCTTCCTTGAATTGACTTGACATTTGCCATCGAGCCATTTCCTTCTCTCTTTTTTGCTTATCATAAACAACATTACTACTCTTCAATCTAGCTATCCCAGGACGAGCCCAAGGAACAGGATTTCCTTCAATTTCTATGTAAAACATATCGCCTCAACAATCTCTTTGCTAACACATATGAGATGTCTGCTTTTTTAACAATCGATTTTTTCAGAAGATGATGTATGATTGTTGTGCCGTCAACTAAAATAAGGAGTTTTTATGGGAGAAATTAAGCCGGGATATGCTCGAGTTACAGATATACTCAAGCCTTATTCGAATTTCGATATGATTCCGAAAGAGATACTTGAGCACAAGAAAGAGATTGGAACAGAAGTTCATCAAGCAATCTACGACTATTCAAAAGGAATCCCAGAATCATTTGAGCACCCTGAATCAGAGTTTTATTTCATTAGTTTTTTAAAATGGTATAAAGAGTTTGAGATCAAATTCATTGAGAACGAGCTACGACTTTATGATGAGGAGTTGAGAATTACAGGGGGAATAGATGCAGTGATCAAGTTTCCACACGAAAATTCTTTAGTCTTAGTAGACTGGAAAACAGTGGCATCAATGACAAAGCCTATGTCTATATCATGGGAAATGCAGGGAACCTTCTATCACCATTTATTACAAGTAAATGGCTATAAGACACTGTCAGGAAGGTTTTTGTTTATCCAGTTAAGCGCAGACGGAGACATTCCTAGGGTGAAAAAGTTTGAGTTTGACCAGAAAACCATGGCAGATTGTCACGCTGCATTACAAGTCTACAAACGCTTTCACGGGTAATCATGGAGTCGATTTTTAAGTTCTTTATGATTAGGCTTTGCGATAAATGAAGGCTTGTGCTACTATTAGTATATAAGAAAAGAAGGGACTGGGAACTATGGGAAAAAAAGAAAAAATTATCGTCGAGTCATATACAGCCTGCGGTAGGATCGTCCTAAAGCCTGTATGTGACATGTCAAAGATGATTGCTACTATATGCAAAAAAGACTCTTTAGCACCTAGGGCGTTAAAGTGCTTACTAGAGATGGGGTTTGATATTGAAGACAAGTCGGGAGCAATCCAAGACTTCAAAAGCTTTTTAAAGTTTAACTAAAAAAAGCCTCGTGTATACCGGTCAGGATCAACACGAGGCAGGCTATGCAACTAAAAGGACACAACCATGCCACAAACTATAGCACAAATCCAGTTTTCAGACATTAACAAGTTGTTCGATGAAATCTTTCATCTTAGACTAGACAAAATCCAGCTTGAATCGGAAATAGAAAGGCTTAAAATCATTGTCGACATGTATAAGGCAATGGCTTTTGGAATTTCAGCTTGATTTCTAGAAAAGAAGAAACTATTTTATCAAAAGCAAGGGGTGTCATGAACATGTCAAAAAATCAAGAAGTAATCGTCTTTAATGTCAGAGAACAGATTGAGAAATACAAAGACAGCGTAGAAAAAGCCGTTGATCATGTAAAAGAATTGGAAATAAAAACAAAGCAAGATGCAGAAAAAGCCTTAGATATAGCTTGTGAAGCGATTAATCTTGCTGAGAGTATTGAACAAACCAAAAAAGAAATAACAGAACCAGCAAGAGTTTTTTCTTCTGAAATAAACAAACTAAGCAAAGAGTTTACTCAGAAACTAGGTGATGTAAAAGAAACTGTTATAGAAAAAATTGATCAATGGAAGCTATTGAATAGCGAAGTACGAATCCTCGAAACGCAACAAATTAGCTCTTTTGAAAAGGTTGAGCTTATTTATGAAATTGAAGACTTGTCTAAGGTAGATAGAAAATATCTTACCATAGATGAAGATTATGTGAAATTAGCCATGAAACAAGGACTTAGAGTTATTCCTGGCTTGAAAATTGTTGAAAAGAAAACCACCTCACTCAGGAGACGATAATGTCTGAACTAAGCAAGTCTATGGCTGCTGCCTTCCCTAAAATCCAAGGAGCTGTAGCACAAAAAATAAACCCTCAATTTGGATCAAAATATGCTGACCTAGCTTCTATCATAGAGGCTATTAAACCAGCACTAGCCGAGCATGGGTTGTGGTTTATGCAAAAAATACATAACGAAGTGGGCATCGTTTCTGTCGAGACTGTTATTATGCACGAGTCAGGAGAGTCTCTTCCTTGTGGTGTTGTTTCAATTCCAGTATGCAAACCAACTGCTCAAGGATATGGTTCAGCTTTGACATATGCTCGCAGATATAGTTTGTCTGCTGCCTTTGGAGTGGCCCCAGAAGATGATGATGGGAATGAAGCTTCAGAAGTTCCTAAGTCAGGAAGTTCTAGAGTCGCAAAAAGTTTCAACCCTCCTTCAGAAAAACAAGAAGTGAAGATTTTAGGTCAGGAAGAGTTAAAGCTTCGTGCTGAGCAAGTCCATCAAGTTCTTTTCCCTGACTCAAGCATTAACAATGCTTTAGAAGTTAGTGATATTATAAACTTTTTAGATAATTGGCAAAAGAGCAAACCTGGTATGCCTAATTTTAATAAATATCTTTCAGATGGCAAAGACAAGTTGTTAGAGGCCATCTACAATTGGAAAGCAAAACAAGCTGAATCAGCTCAGTAAGGTTGACTTGGTATGGAAGGTATGTTAAAAAGACAGCACTAAAAATATGCCAGAGAGAATGGACTCTCTCTGGCTGTTTAGAAAAACCTTTCGCAGAGGCTTTCTCATGGATTCACGTGCCAACAATGATATTTCCTGCCCAATTAAAAATCAATCAAAAGAGCCTCTTTCTCGGCTTTCTGTGATTGAACTAGCACAAAAAGCTAGAAAAGAAATTCTTCAGAATCCTGTTCCTAATATATCAGAAAACAACAAAATTTCCAACAATAAGTCAGAATTCCCCCTTTTTTCATATGACGAATTGTTGTCTATGCCTCCTAAAAAATGGCTGGTCAGCAAGATCTTAGGAGAGGGTGATATAGGCATGATCTATGGCCCGTCAGGATGTGGAAAAACATTTGTCGTCATTGACCTGATCATGAGTATGTGCACGAAGAAAAGGTGGGCTAATCGTTTTTCAATAGAAAGACCATTAAGCGTTATCTATTGTGCAGGGGAAGGGTTTAGTGGGTTGCCCTCAAGGTTTTCAGCTGCGGGGAGTCACCTCGGGATAGAGACTTTGGAAAACTTTAGGTTTTGCAAACAAATACCTCAATTTTACGATACAAGACATCCGAGCTACATAGATAATTTTGTCGATTCATGCAAGGCTTATCAAAAAAAAGGTAGCTTATTCCATCCAGATGTCTTGATCATCGACACCTTTAACTCGGCAACAATAGGGTGTAACGAAAACGACGCCGAAGAAGTGGGATCCGTCATGTCAAACACCAGAAGGACGGTCGAACAGCTTGGGTGCACGGTAATTTTTATCCACCACACGGGGAAAAACGGTGTTCTTGAGAGAGGAAGTACAGCAGCTCGAGGAGCAATGGACTTCATGCTTGACCTGATACCACACGAAAAAACCTTCAACGTGTCTATGTCATGCTCGAAGCTAAAAGATGACGAGCGCTGGGGAAGTTCTGGTTTTTCATTACAAAGAGCAGATGAAACAACGAGCGCTCATGTCGTTTGGGTCCGAGAAGGGGAGATGCTGCCCGATGAAGAATTGTGCAAGAAAACCATGCTCAACCAACAGATTCAAGACAACCCAAACATTGCCTATTCAGCTAAAGAGTTATCAAAAAAGCTGTCCATAGGAATAAGTTATACTATAAGAGCTTTAAAGGAACTAGAAAGCGATGGATTTATTAAGGGAAGGCTTTTATGTCCAGATCAAGTACGAAGCCCCTCAAATCCTATGCTTTATTCCGTGTAAACATTTTTTATCATTTTCTATTGCA